TCCAAATAATGTATTATATAAATTAACAGCCTTTAACCTGTGGTCACTAGGAAGTATATTAGATACCTTGTCATTTAATCTATGTGGTGTAAATATTTCAAGATTATCATGAGTCTTAAAGTTTTCTATAAGATACTTCCTATAATCTCTTATCTTATTTAATATCTTCTTTATATCAGGTTTTTCCACTTTTGCAATATCGTTTATTGCTACATCTTTAGCAAGTTCCGACATGGATTTATTAAAGTTAGATTTTTTAAGTGGCAGTCCCTTTAAATCTATTTCTGGTATAGGAAGAAAATTACCTTCCTGTATTGTAATAAAACCTATATAATTCTTAGCTCCTTTTGTAGGCTGTAAATATCTAAAGAAATACTCATACTTATACTTAACTATATCACGATACTCTGGTGCTACATTACACATGCCAGTATATCTATCTAGCCCTCTTATTATACATTCATCTACTGTATGTATTATAAATGAACCTAATATAAAGTCTATCATTTCATCACCGTATTCCTTTAAATTGTCGTATACGCCTTCTATATTCTTTATCATATTTATTCCATTATTTAGATAGTATATTTTAGAATCAGTATCATTTAAAAGAATTACTTCACGTTTTATCCCCTTAAACGAATCCTGTGTATTATATAACTTTTCTCCATATCTATTTATATCAGAACCATACCAGAAATATCCAAATAATAAGTCACGGCTCATTTCAGAATAAATATCCACTTCTTCTTTTATATCATCAGGTGCTTTATTAGGGTCTAAATAAATAAGGTCTTTCCACTTATTAAATCTTTTAGGGTCGTTATCTAACTTTTTATATTCATCATACTTTAATTTCATTTTATAAGACATTGTCTTAAATAACTCTTTAATGTAGTCTATTTCAAAAAATGCCTTTGCGTTATTAGCATAATAGACTAACTTACGTTCATCCTTTGTTAAATCCTTAATCCTGTTTACTATTAGAATTTTCCCATAATAGTTATCATAATTATTCTTTAATACATTTCTTATAATCTCATCATCAGTAGGTTCATATGTAACTTTAGACAAAAGTTTTTTATTAACTTTCTTCTTGCATATTTTGTCTATCATGTCAAGCAGTATCTCTACTTTATAAGGTCTATAAGAGCCTAATATGGATTCTAGTGTAAGAGAGTTTAAAGACACTGTAGAACGTCCTCTAATTGTAATAGAAGAAGCTATATCGTAATTATAAAATGGGGAATAAGGATTAATCATACTTCCATATAATGCATTTGATGTAACCTTTACATTGCTCTGCTTAGTATTATAATTAGCAACATTTATAAAATCCTTCTCCTGCTTAGCATTAAACATTAATTTTTTGTAATAATCCCTTGTAGCACGGTTAGATACAATAGGTACAAATAGTGAAGATAATTTATCCTTATGCTGCATATAAAATGCTCCATTTTCACATATTACATAATTATCTAAATTTTTTATAAATTTAAACGGCTTTACATCAAAATTGTTTCCTGAAACAGAGTTATTGAATGTAAGAATATTCTCACTAAACGATTTATCAAATACGTCAGATAAATACTTCTCATCAGTAACTGTAGTTTTTGTTTTCATATCATCTATCCATAATTTCTTAAATTCGCTTTTATTAGAAAATAACATAATTTCTTTCCTTTCTTTTAAAATAGATTTATTATATATTTAACAATTGTAGATACAACAAGATACGTAAAATAAGATACACATATTATATATGCTAATTTGGTATATGTTCTTCTTATTATATAATCAGATTTATCTATTCTTCTATCTTTATACATATCTTCATTTATTGTATATAATACAATAGCAAATATAAATATAATCATCATTAAAAAAGATATCATCATATTAATCTCACCTGCCTTTCTAAATAAGAAAAAAATATGCATATTATATAATAATACAATATATACGCACAAGGGAAATACCCCTGTGCTTTTTATTTTTTCCTCTTTATTATAACATAATTTGACACTAGTAGTGTCATAAACAAAATTACAAATATATAATCTTTCATTTATATTTCCTCCTTTATTCTTTTTAAAAATAAAAACGAAAATACACATAGTATAATTCGTTTCGATTATATAATATATATTTAAAAGATATTAACTTTGTGGGCGATAAATAAACCCTATCCCGAAGGATAGGGTAAATATTATTAAAGAAAGAAATCATATTATTATGAATAATGATTCATATAGTAGTGTTGTTTATATTATTTTCCACATTTATGTCTAATTACATTCATTAGTGCAAATGTATGCAAAATTTGTTTATGACGTGTTATATCAGAATCAGTAAAATTATATCCATTAGATTCACCTATAGCCTTAAATGAACCTTCTTCTAGATTTATCATATCTTTTACAACGTCATTTAATTCATTTTCACTAAATGAAGTAAGTTCACCTCTTACTACATATCTTAAGTCTCCAGAACATTTAGCAAGAGTATTCTTATTATCTATCTTTTTAACAAAGTCATCATATGATTCGCCGTAAATATTTACAGTCTTCCATTTAGTCTCAAGGTCATCTCTATTCTTTTTAAACCCATATCTCATCTTTCTAACTTTATTTAGAGTTTGTCTATCTCCTTTTTTCAAAGCCTGCTTTTCAAGGTCATCTAAAATCTCTATTCCACGGTCATAATTTTTAATTAAAACTTGTATATGGTTTTGAGCAGTATATGAATTTTCATATATAATCTTAACTACCCACTCCTTAATTTTAAATGAAACGTATGCTACTCCTACATTTAATGGTAATAATAATACACCAAATGGATGTGCAAGAGTTCCTATAATAACACCTAGCACCTGGTCAAATATAAGAAATTTAATAAAGTTTTCTGGGTTGATTACACCGAAACCTTCGATGAAATTAACATCTTTGTCTGCGTGCCATTCTATTTCATTATTAGCACGACCATGAGTTAATACTTTATTTCCTAATATAGAAAACCATCTTGTAAGCCATCTCCATAGATTAGCAGGACCTACAGTAGCAATAGATTTTAAATACTTTTCTTCTTCTTTAGTTAATCCTTTTATAGTATATCCTTTTTTAAGTAATCTAGTATAATTTATGGCTTCAGATTGTGCTGTCATATTATCATCTTTTTCATATGAAACATTTTCACCAAATCCACTAGCCTGCAGTAATTGATTTAAATAAAAATTAGAAGATTCAGAAGCACCCTCATCTTCAGTATTATTATTTTCATCTTCACCGAATTCATCATTTGCTAAAGATTCATAATCATCATTATCTGAAACTCCATCATCCTGAGTATCATCAGATGTGTCATCATTTTCGTTTTCATAGTCATCTTCAGGCGAACTAGAGTCCTGCTCATAATTATCTTCACTAGGTTCATCTGCATACTCTTCATTAGCCTGGTCTTCGTATTGGCTATCGTCTTCTACACCTTGCGGAAGCTCTTCAACGTTATTTGCTTCATCATCTTCATGAGCCATCTCATCTTCCTTATTTCTTTTTTCAAATTCATCTATACCTATTTTAAGAAGAACTCTTAAATCCTGCTTAATATCATCATCAGTATTTCCTTCACTAAAAGCAAGCTGTGATGCTTCTGTTGCCAGTTTTTCACCATACTGCTTTAAACCAGATTTAACCTGGTCAAAATTAAAGTTATGCCCTTCTGCAGATAGAAAAAATGAATCTATCTTTTCATACGATAGTTTCATTAAATCTTCAACTGCCTTAAATGTTTCTGGACTTCCGTTAAATCTAGTCGTATCAGTTAAATTAGTATTTAATACGTCTATCTTCTCTCCAAAGTTGCAAAAAGATTCACCTAACTGCTGGTATGTAATACCATCTAAATAGGCTATATTCTTCCCTACACCTTTAATAAAAGCCCCAAGTATTGTGTAACCAGTAGCTTTTTTTACTTTATCTTTATATTCTCGTAATACATAATTAGTCATATTATGTCTTATCCCCTTTCTTTTATTTATTTATATATTTAATCAATATATCAAGTTTATTGTTTCCACATTTTATATAATAATCCCTTATAGAAAATT